ACGACCAAGCATTTACCAAGATAGGTAAAGAGTTAGGAGCAATGGCTGAACAGCATGTTCGTGACTTAGTTAATCAATGGAACAAAGGAGACCAAGATGGCAACTGTAAGATTTAGTGAACAATTAAAAGATACTATACAAGGCAATGCTAAGGCTATGTTCAAAGAGAATATAGATAAAGCTAAAGCAGATGTACCTGCACATTGGGCAGATAAAATGTACCAATGTTTCTTTCCTGCTGAGATAATTGCAAAGTTCAAAGCACTACCTGACTATGCAATGGATAAGAAAGAATCCATAGACTTTGGAGGGTTTGTCAACGCACCACAAGATGTTGTGTTTCAAACTGCTGAGTATAATACCAAAGCATATGAGTGTGATAGTGTAAGACTTCAGTTCAGTACAGCACAACCATGGCCTAAAGATTTTGTACAATCTATTACAGGATTCAAATCCGAGTGGAGGTCAAGCAAAGCTGACTATACTGATACAAGATGGGATTGGTTAAAGCCTGAGTTCAAAGAATACAAACGTAAAATATTTGAACAAGAATCTAAACAAGAGAAGTTTCTTGAGGGTATCAAATCAGTCATCAATACCTACAGCACGTTGGCACCTGCATTGAAAGCATGGCCTGCACTGTGGGATTTAATACCTGAAGAAGCAAAGGAACGACATAAGAAGATTGTCGAGAAGAAGAAAGCCGAAGTAGCAGACATAGGGGCAGACCTAGATGGTATGACTGCGGCTGTAACATTTAATAAACTAACTAAGTAAAGGAGTAATCATGTACACATGGTGGCAGAGTGATAGGTCTCTTAATACCTATCAAGAGATGTTGGCATCTTTCAACACAGCAAGGTGGCCTCATAAAGGTAAGCCTGTCAATCAAAACTGGAGAATGTTTAAGAAGGGTGATGCAATTCGTATTGTGTGTCAAGGCTATGGTACTGAACCATTGGCTGACATAACACCTGACAACATCATCACGTTTGTGGCTAAAGATAGTCACATCATTAACATGTCTCAATCTTATGTATCATCTTTTTACAGATGGTTTCCGTTTGTAATCAACAGACATCGTAAGGGTTTGTATCGTATTCGTCATACTAAAGACGTTGATGCTAAGATACATGAGAAAACTAAAGATAGTGGTGATAGATATGCAGTATACAGTACATTCAATTCTGTTATGAACAGTGGGCCTTCATACTTCAGTGGTATACAGTTCAACTTGTTGACAGGTGAGTGTCTTAATCAGAAGCCTGATGACAAGTTCATTGAGATACCTGCAAAGCGAAAAGAGTGGAGACAAATGCTTACTGCTTACAAGAAAGGTTTGAAAGCTAGAGCCAAAGTTCATGCGCTTGATGCTATCGCTTTAGAAGTTATTAAAGAACGAGAGAAATCAAAAAACAGTTATCATGCAAGACAACCCGATTGGTCATCAGAAGAATGGTTAGATTGTTTACAAGAAAGCATGACTACATTGGACTTTCCTAAACATCTTCTCAAAGGCTTCATAGAATCAAGTATGTCTAACAATGGTTGGGGTAGACAATCAGAAGTACCGACAGTAGATGAGTTAATCAAAACAGTAGATAGAATATTTGCTGACTTAAGTATCCCATTGCGTAGACGATTCAAAGTGTTTCAATCAGAAGGACATGATGAACGTACTGCTGAGAAGCATCGTTATGGTGGATACAAACTTGAGGCATCTTAACATGACAGTATTAGTATGGGATGGAGTAAGTTTAGCTACTGACAGACAAGCTAATGATGGTTCTGCTAAATGGGAATCAGATAAAGCTTGGTATATAACAGATAAAAAGACAGGTAAGGTATGTATTGTATCGGGAGTAGGATTACTTGATGATGTAATTAATCTTAGAGAGTGGTACAAAGATGGTGCCTTGCCTGAATCATTCCCTGAACTTACACGGCACAGCTCACAGTTGATTGTCATTCACAGGGATACAGGTTTGTGGTTGTACGATGGCATTGCCCATCCAGTACACTACGGACATAACCTTCATGCCTTTGGTCATGGTAAAGACTTTGCTTATGGAGCATTAGCCATGGGTGCTACTGCCAAAGAAGCTGTAGATGCTTGCAATACATACAGTCTACATTGTGGCAAAGGTATAGGTATATATAACTTAAATGGAGAAACAGATGTCAAAGAAGTCTAGATACAATCGGAACAACATACTTAAAAAAGCTGACAAGCTAACATCAACTGACAGAGAAGTAGAACATGGTGATGCTAGTAAGAACTTTGAGATGGTGTCTGATTTATGGAGTACATACTTAGGTGTGGATATATTCCCACATGAAGTACCCATGATGATGGTACTGTACAAGGTTGCTAGAACTACAGAGAATCCACACAATGTGGATAACTATGTGGATACTTGTGGCTATGGAGCGTTAGCAGGTGAGCAAGTTCCTAATATAAATAAAACAAGGGAGAAGTAATGGACATCGTAACCATAGATTTTGAGACTTATTATGACAGAGAATATTCTTTGTCGAAGATGACAACAGAGGCATACATTCGTGATGATAGGTTTGAGGTCATTGGTGTTGGTGTCAAAGTTAATAACCACCCTACTGATTGGTATAGTGGTAATGATGTGGGCAAGTTTTTAAACTCGTTGGACTATTCTAACAAGGCGATACTTGCTCACAATACTGTATTCGATGGAGCAATATTGTCATGGCACTATGGTATCAAGCCTAAACTTTGGTTCGATACTTTATCTATGGCAAGACCATATCACAATGCAACTGTGGGGGGTTCACTTAAGAATTTAGTTAGCCACTATAACTTAGGTAAGAAAGGTGATGAGGTTGTACAGGCATTAGGTAAGCATCGACAGGACTTCACACCCGAAGAACTTGATAGGTATGCAAGCTATTGTGTCAATGATGTTGACCTTACTTATCAACTGTTCAAAGTGTTATCTAAAAAATTTCCGCCGACAGAGTTATTGGTGATTGACCAAACCATTCGTATGTATACTGAGCCGACTATCGTACTTGATGGTGATTCATTGGCTGATCATCTCGTGCAAGTCAAGGCAAACAAACAGAAACTTATTGATGATTTAGCGTTGAAAGGTTTGAGTCAGGAGAAAGTCAAGAAAGCACTGATGTCTAATCAAATCTTTGCTAAGTTACTAAAGACTGTGGGCGTAGAGCCACCGACTAAGATAAGTCTAAGGACAGGCAAAGAGTCTTTTGCTTTTGCAAAGACAGATAAAGAGTTTACTAATTTATTAGAACACCCCGACGCTAGAGTTCAAAATTTGGTCGCGGCTCGGCTCGGCACAAAATCGACAATAGAGGAGACGCGGACTGAGAACCTTATAAAGGTATCGAAACGTGGTCGCCTACCTATCATGCTTAATTATTATGGAGCGCACACTGGCAGGTTTAGTGGTGGTGATAAACTTAATTTGCAGAACCTACCTCGTAGTGGCGCTATTCGTAAAGCTATCACAGCACCTATTGGTGAATCATTACTTGCATGTGACTTGTCACAAATTGAGGCTCGTATGGTTGCGTATGTTGCAGGACAAGAAGATTTACTTCAAGCCTTTCGTGAGGGTCGTGATGTTTATAGTGAGTTCGCTAGTGAGGTATATAATAAGAGAGTGACTAAAGAGGACAAGGTCGCAAGGTTTGTTGGCAAGACTTGTATCCTTGGCTTGGGTTATGGCATGGGTCATGTTAAGTTTAGAAATACTCTTGCTCTTGGTATGGGTGGTATATCTCTAGATATAGATGAGAATGAGGCACAAAGAATTGTAAACTTGTATAGGAATAAAAACCATAAGATAACTTCATTTTGGAATAGATGTAATCATGCACTTACTGAAATGGTAGCAGGTCGTAGTGGTAGTCTATGTGACATTGCACACTATGATGGCGAAGGTATAATACTTCCTAACAAATTAAAAGTTCTTTACCCTGCATTATGCAGAGGAGAAGATGGGTACGTTTATATTAACAATGCAAGAACCTTTCGTAAACTTGTAACTAAAAGAGTTATGACAGGTGAGCAGGATAGTATAGATTGGACTAAAATATATGGCGGTAAAGTTACAGAGAATATAGTACAAGCACTTGCTCGTATTGTAATCACTGAACAGATGGCATCTATTGGTAAACATTATCATGTGGCTTTTCAAGTTCATGATGAGATTATCATATCCGTCCCGGACGATGAGTTGACAAACGCACAACAACTTATTGTCAGGAAGATGTCTAAACCCCCCAGCTGGGCACCTACACTACCAGTTGATTGTGAAGTTGGTGTAGGCAAAAACTATGGAGAAGCAAAATGAGTAAGAAAGAAAGTACCTTAAAGGTAATTAAAGAACTTACTGAAACTGTTTCATCTACTAACGACGCTGACCTAGGCGACTTGGTAATACTTGTCAAGGTAAAAGGTAAGTACGTTAGATTCTCTACGAAGATAGATGATACAGTAGGACTAGTAGGTTTTATTGAGACCCTAAAGCATGACATTTTACGTCGTGCGGCAGGTGAATAATATGGATATAAAACTAACACATTCATATTCATCTATTAAGATGTATGAGAACTGCCCAAAGCGTTACTATCACCAACGTGTTATGAAAGAAGTACAAGACACAGGTAGTGACGCTACAAAATATGGTGAAAGAGTACACTCTAGTTTAGAACACCGACTAGTAGATAGTAAACCACTGTCTGATGGTACAGAAAAGTATGAACCTTTATGTAAAAGTATAGAGGGTATGGGTGGAACTATACTCGCAGAGCAACAGCTGTGCCTCAATGAAAACCTTACACCAACAGGTTGGTGGGAGAAAGACGCATGGTTAAGATCCATCTTAGACGTTCTGATTCTGATAGATGATAAAGCAATAGTCATGGATTGGAAGACAGGTAAACGTAGACCC